TTGATAAACTATGGCAAAGAATGAACTCTATGGACTTTAAAGTAAATTACTTTAGAGGTACAGATTGGGATGAAGTAAGTAAACCATCAAAGAAATTTCCAGATTTATTAACATGTTCAAAGGTTGTTGAAAGAATCAATCAACTCGATATGTGTATTGTTTGGAGTGTACCATCTAAATCACATCCTGAAGATTGCGTAAGTAACTTTATAAAAATGATAGATGAAATTAAAGTTCGTAAGTCTTTAGTTCAAGTAGATCATAAAATACATTCTATAAATAGAAACGCTGGCTTAGCTGAAATATGCTCTAAGGTGGATGTTTTGATGTGTCATTACATTGAGAATCCATTTGGCAAATGGGTTAAAAAGAACAAAATTAAAACACCAATCACAAATATGGGTGTAGGATTCAATTTTAATAAAGACTATTGGAAACCTATCGAACAACAAGACCCGTACCTTGTAAGATGGGTTGGTCGTACAGCTATGTGGAAAGGTCCAGATGTTATGATCGATTTCCATAACGATCATCTTAAAGCACTTGGATTTAAAACTATATTAGAAGGTTTAGAAGCTTCGATTAATTATCCTGCAGTTCTTTATAAAAATCCAAAGCAGATGACAGGTAGAAGAGAAGTGATAAATTATTTTAGACCAGAAAAAGGTATTGATAATACTGGCAAACACCCTGACTATGGTAGTGAAACTTCTGGACAAGGTGCATACTTATATGGAGCATACACCCATTCTGAAATGATGGAGCGTATGAGTCTTGGTGGATTTGGATCTGATCTCATGTACTTTAAAGAAGACATATACGGTAATAATGTCGAATATTGTCACACTGATTCATTTGGAGCCGGAGTTATTCCAGTTTTTCATAAACACTTTTGTGATCACGTTATTCATAGAAAGCAAGGCAAACCAATAAGTCAGTGCATAAATACTGGTACACTTGCTGTGGATGCAACCAATGCTGAAGAAGTTGCAAACAGTATGCTCTTATTAGCTAAAGATAATGTTAAAAGAGATGAATGGAGAAATATGATGTTTGAGTTTTGGAAAGAACATTGTGATGCTGAGACAGTATATAATGACATCATAAGCAGTACATTAAATTATAATGAAAAGTACAATGTTATTGAAACAAGTTTGGAGGAATTTTTCGTATGAAAATAGCAATTACAGGATCTAGAGGTTTTATTGGAAGTCACCTCAAAACAAGACTTGAAAAAGATGGTCACGAAATAGTTGAATGGGATTTAAGACAAGAACCTTCTCGTTGTATTAAAGACTTTGATCCAGGCGATATTAGTTATTGCATTCATCTTGCGGCATATGCTGATGTGAGAGCAAGTTTAAAAGATCCACAAAAATATTGGAAAAATAACGTAGAAAATACTACAAGAATACAGAATATATGTCATCATAATAATATACCATTATTGTATGCATCATCTTCTTGTATTCATAACTGGTGGTTATCACCTTACGGCATTAGTAAAAAAGTAAATGAAGAAACTGCAAAGTTTGGTCAAGTGGGATTAAGGTTTACTACAGTCTATGGCGATGGTGCTCGAGATACAATGTTAATTGGCAAATTACTTGATGGTAGTATAAAATATCTTACGAAACATATAAGAGATTTTGTGCATGTGAGTGATGTTGTAGACGCTATAGTTTTACTTATGAGTAAAGATATACGATCGTTAAAACCAGCTTATGACATTGGCACTGGAAAAGGAAATGTTGTTGAAGATCTTGGTATATTGGCTGGATGGGAAGGCATTGAAGTGACAGAAGGCGATACATGTGAAGCTCAAAATAATACTGCAGACATATCATCAATGAAAGAACTAGGCTGGGAACCAAAAATAGATGTACGAGATTATATTATTAAAAATACGGTGCCGCACTAATGAATTATGCAAGTATAGTACCACTTATAGGTGGTGAAACAATTGCAATGCAAAATGTTTTTAAAAAGAAACCGGAGTATATATTAAGCTATGACGTATTTAAAGCAAATGATAATCACTTGGTTGAATATTATAAAAGAGAAGTTCCCTACTATATTCTTAGTGATGATAGGTCATACAACTTACCTAGCGTCGATGTTATTAATACTGTATGTCCTTGTGCTGGTTTGTCTAGTCTCAATACTTCAGCATCTTCTGATGCTGCTGCTAACGATTGGATGTCTACCTCTGCTAATTATGTCTTGGGTACGATCAAACCTAAAGTATTCTGGGGAGAAAATGCACCAAGACTCGCTTCAAAAATGGGAGAACCTGTCGTTGAAAATCTCAGAAAAATTGGAAAAGAGTATGGATACACTTTCTCGTTATATAAAACAAAGTCTCTCCTACATGGGCTTGGACAAGTAAGAGACCGGTCTTTTTATTTCTTTTGGAAAGGAGATAAAGTACCACAGCTCGGATATATTAAAAGAAAGCACAAGAAGATTGAAGATACTATAAGATCAACTCAAAATAATCCAAATGATCCGATGAACGTACTCACTAATACAGCAACTCCATCACATGATCCTTATTATAAGTATGTTCTTGAAGAACTTGAAGGTGGTATAAGTCATAATCAATTTCAGAACAAAATCAATAAAAGCTATGATGTTCTTCATTATATTGAAGATAAAGGCGTAACGTACAATGAAGTATCAAAGTGGATGTCAGCTAATGGTTTTGAAAAACAAGCGGTGCGTTGTAAAGTAATGCATGAAAAACTAGCATCTGGTGGTAATATAATGAGAAGAGGCGTTTATGTACCAAAAAATTACATAGGTGCTTTTGTTGGTAGCGCACCTACTAAATTAACACATCCTGATATTGATAGACACCTTACTATAAGAGAATGTTTAAATATAATGGGATTGCCACAGGACTTTATTTTACAAGGTGGAGTCAAAAATTTAAATCATATTTGTCAAAATGTACCAGTTACTACAGCAATGGATATGGCTGAAGAAGTTTTAAAATTTTGTGATGGAAGATTAGATAATCAAATGTGGAATGTGGATTTTATGGTTCAAGATAATAAAAATGAGTCAGTAATTAGTGAAAATAAACCTTTACAATTAGATGCTTTTATGGTATAATAATACTATTATTTGTAGGAGAAATGAATGTCAATAATGGATAAACTTAAGAAGAACAGTAAAAGTGATTACACATCAATACTTTCTGATTCTAAATTTTTTACTGAAAAAGATATGGTGACAACAGATGTACCAATGATAAACGTTGCATTATCTGGATCAATGGACGGTGGTTTGGCACCTGGGCTTACAGTATTGGCTGGTCCTTCGAAACACTTTAAAACATCATTTGCGTTAATCATGGCAAGTGCATATTTAAAAAAGTATGATGATGCTGTATTATTATTTTATGATTCAGAATTTGGTTCACCACAAGCATATTTTGAGAACTATGGTATAGATACAAGTAGAGTTCTACATACACCTATTACAAATGTAGAAGAATTGAAATTTGATATCATATCACAACTTGAAGGTTTAGATAGAGATGATAAGGTTATTATAATAATAGATTCTGTTGGTAACCTTGCTTCTAAAAAAGAGTTAGAAGATGCAATAAACGAAAAATCAGTGGCAGATATGTCTCGAGCAAAAGCACTAAAAGGTTTATTTAGAATGACAACACCATATCTAAATATGAAAAATATACCTTTAATTGCAGTCAACCATACTTATCAAGAGATTGGCTTATTTCCAAAAGCTGTAGTTTCTGGTGGTACTGGTATTTACTACAGTGCTGATAATATCTGGATTCTTGGTCGTCAACAAGACAAACAAGGCACAGAGATAAAGGGCTATCACTTTGTAATCAATGTGGAGAAATCAAGATATGTTAAAGAAAAGTCTAAAATTCCTATTTCTGTTAGTTGGGACGGCGGTGTTCAGCACTGGTCTGGTTTGCTTGACGTTGCTTTGTCTGGTAATTATGTTTCTAAGCCAAGCGCTGGTTGGTACTGCAGAGTTGATAAATCAACTGGAGAATTGGTGGAACCAAAAGTTCGAGAAAAAGATACATTAAGTGAAGAGTTCTGGAAACCAATAATTGAAGAAACAGATTTTAAACAATATTTGACTAACAAATATTCAATATTAAACTCTGTTAATTTAAATAAATTGGATGAGCATTAATGGAAGAAAAAGTAGATTATGAAATTATTCCAGATAAAGCTGATGAACAAGCTTGGAATGTGAGAATATTAACAGGCCCATATACTGAAACAGTAATCAAATATGGGACTGTTAAGTTTAATGAAATACCACGAAATATGTCATTTAATTTTAATATCGTATCTTCACCTGATGAAAGTTTAAGTGTAGATGATGTAGACTTACAAGACTTTGTTGGTCTTATGCTTGAAAAAATTATGGCTAAAGGTATAGAAGAAGGTAGTGTAATAACAAAAGAGGTAGAAGATGGAAAAGATAACTAAAACAGAAAGATTAGTTTTATTAATGGATGAAATTGCAATTGCAAAAGGTAAACTACAACCACATGATACTGGTCACATTTATACTTCAATAAGCTACTTAGAAAGTAGAGTTGAAGAATTACAAAAAGAAATTGATAACGAGTTAAGAAAAGCTGCATATGCCCACTAATTTAGAACAAACAATATTACGTAATCTTCTTACTGATGAAGAGTATATGCGTAAAGTATTACCGTTCATAAAACCTGATTACTTTCAAGGTATATACAGAATATTGTTTAGAGAAGCTGGTAAGTTTGTTGCAAAATATAATAAACTACCAACTTCTGAATCATTTCAAATTGAACTTGATCAATCAGAAAAACTTAGTGA